GATACCTAATAAGACTATTTACAGAAAAGATGGCAAAGAAGAATACTATATCTACTTCTCTAAAGATACTGTAAAAAAAGCTAGTGAGTTATTTCTAATGAAAGGCAAACAAAACAATGCTACACTAGAACACAAATTTGATATTGAAGGATTAACTCTTGTAGAGTCCTGGATAGTAGAAGACCAACAAAAAGATAAAACTGCTTTATACAATATGGATGTTCCTGTAGGAACTTGGATGGGTGCTGTAAAAGTAAACAATGATGAAATCTGGAATGACTTTGTAAAAAATGGTTCTGTAAAAGGATTTTCTATAGAAGGATTTTTCTTAGACAAAGAAGAAAGACCTAAAGAAAAATTTAAAGACAATTTAAAGTCAGAAATTAAGGCAGGAGTAAAACTACTAAGAATTAAAAAACTCATTATAAAAAATGCCAGTAAGAAAAAAAATAAATAAGTCAAACAGAAGAGGACAAGCTCAGCCTTATGCTGCAAGGTGGAATCCTGCTAGTCCTAGTAATAGTTCAAGAGCGTGTTACTGTAAAGACCAGAACACTTATTCCAGGGAGTGCTGTGACGGTTCTCTATGGGCTCAGGGTATAGGTAGAATTACTGGGTAAAATGCAAAAAAAATAAACCTTTCGTTATAACTATATGAGTGTTATAAACAGGATTAATAGTAAGCTATTTAAAGACAATTTAAACTTTCGGTTAATATTAACAGAAATTGAAAAGTCTAAAATAGAACTAGACAAATATCCTTGGGACGAATGTATAGCAGATCAAACTAAAAGATACGGAGAAGAAGCAGCTCCTAAAATCTGCGGATATATAAAGGAAAAATATGGCAATTAGATTTAACCAAGTTATTTTAGATAAATTAAAAAAGAATAGAACTGAGCTTTCTAAAAAAGTAGACCTTTCACTAGTAGACGATATTGACAGTAGCGAAGACTATTTTATGCAATCTTACGATGAAGCTAGTTATGGTGCAGATTTCTTAAATGAGTGGATAGACAAAATTAACGACTTTAATACTGAATTAAGTATAGCAGTAGATAATTATATACTTAATGGAGCTGCAAGAAATTTAGAAGAAGAAGCTGAAGTTATGAGAGAATACATATTAAAATTAGAATCAACTGCAAACGATTTAGGTGTAAATCCTGACGAATTAATAAGAAATTATGCGGGTATAACTCAAGCATTAATGGATAGTGAAAATGTAAGAGAAAGATTCCAAAGTGCTTACGATGAATTATTATATGAAGCTAACGAAAGATTTGGTCTTAGTAATTTTATGAAATAATATGAAAGCATTAAAAAACATATTAAATAAGTTATACTCTGAAGACAACGGAGTTTTTGCTATTCTAAAATCAGAAAACAAATTAGAGTTATCGGCTTTAAATGATTTGGATAGTGCTTTAGATAATGCTGAAATTTATAGTAGAATAATTAATATAAACGAAGCTACTAAAGATTCTCAAGATTTAATTGATAAATATAATACTCTAAAGTCTGAAGCAGAAATACACTACAATAATTATGAGGTTATAGAAAATTGGTATTCTACTTTAAAAGACTCTATAGATACACTTGAAGAAAAACTTAACGCATACCAGTTTTTATCTGACGAATTAGGAATAGACCCTAAAAATTCTGAATCATATAATTATGGAGACAGGTTACTTTTAGATATGCAAGACGAATACAGAGAATACGATAGTAATTATAATACAAGATAAATACAGAGAAGTTGTCGAATATACAGGAATGAATAATTTCTGGAATTAATAATAAACATTAATAATTAAATAATAAATAATGAAAGCAAGTGAAATGTTAAAAAAGATCAACACACTCTTAGGAGTTCAGGTTGAACTAGAAGAACTTATCCTGGATAACGGTACTAGAATATTTGCCGATAGCTACGATAAGGGAGAAAGCGTTTTTATTGTCACTGAAGACTCAAGAGTTCCTTTACCAGAAGGCGAGTATATGATAGAAGACGGTAGAATGTTAATAGTAAAAGAAGAAGGCTTAATTGACGAACTAAGATTAGAGTCAATAGACGAAGCTGAAGAAGAAGGTTACAAAGACGGAATCAAAGACGAAAAAGAAGACATTAAGGAAGACTTAGAAGAAGAAGAAATTATCGTTGAAGCTCCTGAAGAAGTAATAGACGAAGTTGGAGATATAGTTGCTGCAGTTGTAGAAGTAGTATCCCCAATTATCGAGGAAGTAAAAGAAGAAATTGAAGAGCTTAAAAAGAAATATGGCGAAGTAGACAAGGTAAAAGAAAAAATGTCTAAGACTCCTGCTAGAAAACCTTTAGCTCACGCACCCTCTAAACAAAAAAATGAAGGGTTTACGTATGGACAAAACAGACCTCAAACAACAATGGATAGAGTTCTGTCTAAATTAAATAATATCAATAAAAAATAATAAAATGAAAAGAAATGTAAATTTAGCTACTACTACTAACATTACTACTACTTATGCAGGAGAGTTCGCAAATCAATATATTGCGGCTGCTCTTTTATCTGCTAGTACTATCGAAGATGGTGGTATCTCTGTAAAACCAAATATTAACTATAAAGAAGTTATTAAAAAAGTATCTACTAACAATTTAGTAGTTGACGCTACTTGTGATTTTTCTCCAACATCTACAATAGATTTAACAGAAAGATTACTAGAGCCTACTAACCTACAAGTTAACTTACAATTATGTAAGCAAGACTTTTTATCTGACTGGGAAGCTCAAAGTATGGGATTCAGTGGGTTCAAAAACCTACCTCCTTCTTTTGCTGACTTTATCTTAGCTCACGTTGCTGCAGAAATTGCACAAAAAACAGAACAAACTATCTGGTCTGGTGTTAATGCTAATGCAGGAGAATATGACGGACTAGTAACTTTAGCTGCTGCTGACGCTACTATTCCTGCTGCTCAAAAAATTGCTGCAGTTGCAGGTGGTGTTGACGCTGCTAACGTAATTGCTGAAATGGGTAAAGTTGTAGATGAAATTCCTTCTGCTTTATACGGAAAAGAGGACTTATACTTATATGTATCTCAAAACGTAGCTAGAGCTTATGTAAGACAATTAGGAGGATTCGGAGCAAATGGACTAGGAGCTAACGGTGTAAACAATATGGGAACGCAGTGGTGGAACAATGGTTCTTTATCTTTTGACGGAGTAAAAGTATTTGTAGCTCCAGGAATGGCTAACAACACTATGTTTGCTGCAGAAAGATCAAATATTTTCTTTGGAACTTCTTTAGTTTCAAATATGAATGAAGTAAAACTTCTAGATATGGGAGACCTAGACGGTTCACAAAACGCAAGAGTTATCGCAAGATTTTCTGGTTCTGTAAACTATGGTATCTCTTCTGACGTTGTAGTTTATTCTTAATAAATTAAATTAACCAAAATTTAGGGTAGGTGGGGTCGACCTACTTACCCTTTTTTTTTAAAAAAATATAAATATGAGCTGTTCAATATTATCAACTGGTAGAAATTTACCTTGTACTAAAGGAGTAGGAGGAATAAAATCTATCATTCTAGTTGACTATGGTTTACTAGGAGACTTGACAATTACAGGAGCGGAAGTGACTGCAATTAGTTCAACTCCTTCAGGTTATGAGTATTTAGTTAAGCCAGGTTCTTCAGGGTTAGAGCAAACGATTACTGCCTCTGCAGAAAATGGAACTGTATACTATGACCAAAATGTCAACGTACAATTTCAAAAATTAGATAAAGAAACTCAAGCTGAGTTACAAGATGTAGCTAAAGGAAATCCTCACGTATTCGTGCAAGACTTCAACGGAAATTATTTCTTAGTAGGAGCGTACAACGGTGCTGACACTTCAGCAGGGACTATTGGAACTGGAACTGCATTAGCAGACTTTACAGGATTCAATATGACTTTTACTGCTCAAGAGCAACTTCCTGCATTTTTCTGTGCAACTGGAGTTATAAGTGCAATTACGATAGGAGCTTCTATTAGCCCATCATAAAATACTATTCTGTGTTTAATTAAATTATAGGGGGAGAAATCTCCCTATTTTTTTTATAAATAGTATAGATGCAAAATAAATAAAAAGCACGTTATACTATAAAGCAAGAAATGATAGTTTTAACTACTCAAACTAGTGAGCAAACTTTTACT